GCGGGACTGACGCATAGTCAGTCTCGAAACCAGCAGGTATGCAGACGTAGCTTCCGTTGCCATAAAAGCGAAGGTCTTCAAGAAGGACGCGCTTGCCATCGTCATGCAGCGGTACCTCGACCCTTAGCGTTCCCTCGAAGCGGTAGTTATTAACATTCTCAGACATAACGGAACTGTCTCCTATTTACCACAAGCGGAACACCTGCTCAATAGCTGCTTTTGGTTTTTGCTTCCCAACTTGCAAGCCTTGTGTCTAGTCTTCAGACAGCGATATCGCCCTTTAGTTCAACTCGGACTTTTGTCTCCCTCTTTCCTTCCCCTTCTTCTCCCCCTTAACAATCCCCCTCTTTATCTCCATCCTATCTCCCAGTGTTTAAATATACTAAGAGGGAGATGCAAGAGGGAGAAAAAAGTCCGAGTTGAACTAAAGGGCGATATCGCTGTCTGAAGACTAGACACAAGGCTTGCAAGTTGCGAAGCAAAAACCAAAAGCAGCTATTGAGCAGGTGTTCCGGGTTGTGGCAAATAGGAGACAGTTCCGTTATGTCTGAGAATGTTCATAACTGCCGTTTCGAGGAAACGCTAAGGGTCGAGGTACCGCTGCATGACGATGGCAAGCGCGTCCTTCTTGCAGACCTTCGCTTTTATGGCAACGGAAGCTACGTCTGCATACCTGCTGGTTTCGAGACTGACTATGCGTCAGTCCCGCGGCTCTTGTGGAACATCCTGCCGCCTACAGGTCCCTGGACGTACCCGTCTGTGCTGCATGACTGGCTGTACGCTAACGCAGGGATCGACTGGTACGACCGCGAGGAAGCCGATAACGCCTTCCTGGAGGCTATGCTTGCGGTCGGTGTTGGCAAGCTACGCGCCTACGTGATGTGGGCTGGCGTGCGCCTTGGAGGCTGGAAGCCATGGAACAAATACACCCGAAAGAACGGGTATGCCTAATGCCACAGCAACAGCGTCTGCTCAGAGTCTGGCTGACTTACGGAACTGCATGCCAACTTGCGCTGTCGCAGCCTGAGAAAGCAGCATCCATTTGGCGGCGAGCGGCGAGCAGGCTTGTCGTGGAAGCGGTAGTGATAAACGACGGTCATGATGGTGATGCCCATTTCCTATGGCAAATGGCTAGACGCCGCTGGATGAATGAGATTGGCGTCGATGAATTCGATGAAAGCAAAGTCCACATGTGGCTATGATTTATGCGGGAGGGTCTCTGCCACTGGAGGGGGATGGCGCCAGAACGCCGGTGGTGGTAAACCGTAGGTAATGACAATCAGAGATGGGTTCGATGCCCATCCTCCCGCTCCCACAATTGGAGAGGCTGGCATTAGTGAGCCCAAGGGTCTGTAAAACCCCCGTCTCTGACTGTGTAGGTGCAAATCCTACCCTCTCCACCAATAACTCAGGAGGTTGAATGAAGCGCGTTATTACAACTCTCGCACTCGTTGCCACGATAATGGCTGCAGGCTGCGATGAGCGTCAGCGGGCTGTGACTTCAATGGCTGCTAACGTAGGCGTGCAGATTCTAGTCGCGAAGGTAATTGAGAGATCGCCTGATCAGAAGGAGACAGCACAGAAGCTAATCGATGCTGTAGACCAGGCTGTTAATTCAGGGAACCTACATGGTATTGGAGATCGAATCAGGTATGAGATTGGCTATTCAAAGCTTCCAATGAGTGAGCAGCTAGCAGTCGATGCGTTGCTTATCTCTGCTGACCAGTACATCCACGACAATATGAGTCCAGCGCAGGAGCGAATAGCAAAGGGATGGTTGAACAACGTTCGCATTGGAGCAATGCGATTCCTGTGATGAGGGATTATTAAATGCCGAAAGAATACGAGGCGATCCGTGACAAATGCGCGAAAGGCGCCAGTAAGAAAAGTGCGAAATACAATGAGTGTCAATCCAAGGCGGCAGCCATCTACAACTCGACCCATAAAGACAACCCAGTCACGGGAAAGCGGAGCAAGAAGCGTGGCAAGTAAAAACCAATTCGAGGTTCTCTCTGAAGAGAAACCAAAGAATGATGTTCCCGCTCAATCATTGAATGGGGTACTGAACGGCATTACAATGCACAATGCCGTAGTAAAGAAACTATGCGCGGAAGGGAAGATCCTCGCTGATCATAGTGATTGGGGCAGGCTGCAGGAGATCAGCAACCTGTCTGAACGAATAGCAAACATCCTATTCGTCATCCGGTCAAACCGCCCAAGTGGCGTTGGAGTATAAAATGGCAGTTGAGGTAATCCTTGTTGGGGTTGGAGCGTTCGCTCTTGGCGCTCTTGTTGGTGCGCTAATGCAGCGGTGGGCTTACGACTGGTATGCACCGAGTCAGGTTGAGAGCAATGTTGTGGTCGTTGACTTGGACGAGCTTGCTTTCCTTGAGGTAGAACTGCATAACATGCATGAGCAGCTGTATGAGATTCGGAATACGGTCGCGGATCTTGGCGTGAATGGATAACAGGTGGCGTTATGATTGATCATGATGACACGAATAAAGGTGCGCACTACTGGGCGTCAACTACTGACGGTTCAATTCTTGTTGTTCTCAAGGTTGGAGATGATCAGTATGAGGTTTGCGGTCCATGGGAGTGCGGGATAGGCGCTCATGAGTGCGAGATCATTGAGGAGATCAATCCGCCTTTTGGGTATGAGCACGCGAAGCTATATTACTGCGATCAGAGTTAGTATAGCAATATGGTTGCTCCATTAAGCGAGCTACAGTACCTTGACAGATTGCAGCGGGGATTGTATTACAGCAACCCGCTGCAATACGTTTGTGATGTCTTTGAGGATCCTATGCGCCCAGGGCACGCGGTCGAGCCAGATAAGTGGCAGGCTGAGGTTCTGGACGCGCTGAATAAGAATCCGCAGATCGCATGCGCTTCAGGACACGGATGCGGCAAGAGCGGACTGTCCGCATGGATTATCCACTGGTTCATAGCTACACGCGATCATCCGCAGATCGTCGTAACCGCCAACACCGGGGCTCAGCTCAGCGGCAAGACTTGGCGCGAGTTGAAGAAGTGGAACGATCGCGCGATCAACGGTGGGCACTTTAAGTGGACCGCGACAAGGTTCTACCATCGTGGAGACCCCGAGACTTGGTTCGCTCAGGCAACCCCATGGAGTGAGCAAAACTCAGAAGCGTTCGCAGGTACCCACGAAACGACTGGCGTGCTTATGCTGTTCGACGAAGCAAGCGCAATCTCAGATACGATCTACGAAGTTACCGCTGGTGCAATGACCACTGAGGGCGCGCACTGGATACTGTTCGGTAACCCGACGCGCAATACAGGGCGATTCAGGGAATGCTTTGATGGGGGCAAGGAAGCCCATCGCTGGTGGACAATGAAGGTAGACTCGCGCACGGCGAAGCTTACCGACAAGAAGAAGCTGCAGGAATGGGCGGAAGACTACGGCGAGGATAGCGACTTCTTCCGCGTTCGTGTCCGTGGTGAATTCCCCAGGCAGAGCACGTCTCAGTTTATCTCAGCAGAGATCGTTGATGCGGCTATGGCGACCGCACTGCAGCCGCGCGAATACGTGCGCGATCAAAAGGTACTAGGGGTTGACGTGGCGAAGGGAGGCGGGTCTGGAGCCCGCCACGTCATCACCCGCCGACAGGGTAGGAAGGCGTGGGCAGGGAGGGCATTCATCGAGATCGACACAATGGAACTGGTTGGCGAGATCATCGACGAATATCACTCGTGGCAGGCTGACATTGTGTGCGTTGACGGAACTGGCGTTGGCACTGGCGTTGTGCACCGCCTACGAGAGCTTAACATCCCCACTGTAGACGTTATGGTTGGTAGCCAGAGCACTGACCCAGCCCAGTACGCAAACCTGCGTACTGAGCTTTGGGGGCGTGCTAGGCAGTGGTTGCGCGGATCAGTAGACTTGGACCCTGATGACGAGCTTAGGGGCGAACTGATCGCTCCAGAGTACGACCACACGGGGAAAATGCAGATACGCCTGGAACCGAAGAAGTACACCAGCCAACGCCTGGGCTTATCGCCAGACAAGGCTGACTCGTTCGTCATAACCTTCGCTGCTGACGCTATTGGAGGCGCGCAAGTAACTGCGCTACCAGTTCGTTCAGCCCCGAGAACCGGATGGTGGAGTAACTGATTATAACATGGATAAGACAGCAGAACTAGAGGCGCTGGCATCGGAGGTTGAGATTGACGAGACCCCGACCCTATCCGGTCTCGCTGCTATCGTTTGGCAGCAGTGGCAGATCAACTCAAGGCATCGCAACGATGAGATCGACGGCGAGCTTGAGGAATGCCACCTGATGCGCGCTGCAAGGTATAGCGACCGCAAGGAGCAGGAGATACTAGCTACTGGCGGTGAGATCGTATATGCCCCCTTGGCTTCGATGCAGTCTATCTCAGGCGCAGCGAGCGTTAGCCAGGTTGTCCTTACGCCAAACGAGCGTAGCTGGTCTATATCTCCAACCCCAATCCCAGAGCTGCCACCTGAAGTCGTATCCATGATCGCTCAGCAGCTAAACGCTGAGCGCGGAACGATAACCCCTGGACCAATGATTCCCTCCCGCAAGGAAGAGCTTGAGAAGGCGCAACGCGCGAAGCTAGACGCCGAAGCTAAGGCTGGCGCTGAAGCGATGACGCGCAAGATCGACGATCAACTTGTAGACAGCGGGTTCTACAACACGATGGTGCAGATCATCGACGACTTCGCAACGTACCCTTACGCTGTCCTGAAGCGCGTGACGGTGCGCGAGCCTGTACTGGAATGGAGGGGAGGAAAGCCTAAGCGAGTGGAACGTGTGAAGGATGTTGACATTCGTGTCTCGCCGTTCGACATCTACCCAAGCCCTGGCATGACTGATGTAAATGATGGACCGATTATCGAGCGCCTGCGTTTGCGTGACTACGAGCTTGCCAAGCACCGTGGCGTCAAGGGATTCGATTCAGATGCAATAGATCGCGTGCTATCGTACCATCCAGGACGCTGGTTGTTCGACGCGAACGATGCGATCAGAAATGACGCCGAGGATAACTCAGCTCTGAACACTGAGTCAAAGGACGATCTGATCGACGTGCTGAGATACTGGGGGCAAATCGAAGGTAGTGAGCTTGCTCGATGGGGCATACAGGACGTGGAGGATGGTCAGTATTACGATACTGAGATATGGCTATGCGGGAGCGATGTGCTTCGCGTGGCAAGGAATCCTCATCCGCTCGATCACCGCCCATACTACAAAGCAACCTGGAGAAGTATCCCAGGGCAGTTCTGGGGCTCTGCCCCGCCGAGC